ATTACGAGATCATCCGCGGCTTCTTCAAGGATCGGATGATCAATAGCAAGCACGTCGTCCCGAAGTCCAATCCGTCGGTTAGAGACCGGATCGCGCTGGTCAATTCGAGACTGCGAAATGCAGACGGGGAAGCGAGATTGTTCATTGACCCTCGATGCAAAGAATTGATCGCTGATTTTGAAGAAGTATGTTATCGCGAGGATTCACTGCAGATCGATAAAGAGAAGGATCGGATGAGAACTCACTTATCGGATGCGTTGGGTTACATGATCTGGCAGAAGTTTGGCAAGCAGGCAATAGGAGAGAGAGGAAAGCGGATCCTGTAGGCGCGCAGGCCGGGATCGGGGGCAACGGTGAATACACATATAGAGCAGGAACATCCGGATTACACACACCGCGCGCGGATGTGGCGCCGCTACCGCGATCTTTACGCCGGAGGAGAGCAGTTCCGGGAGAACGCGCACGAGTACCTGGTCCGACGGCACAAAGAGCCGCTCGAGGTTTACCAGGAACGCCTTACAAGGGTGTTCTATGAGAACTACATCGGGTCAATCATCGACTGGTATACGGCGACTCTGGTGCGCAAGGAACCGGTAATCGAATTCGCCGGCGCCAATGATCGCGCCAAGGATTTCTTTGCCGCTTTCGTGCAGAATTGCGATTTGCGCGGAACGACGCTTGCCCAGTTTTTCAAGCAGCAACTAACGGAAGCCCTGGTATGCGGCAAGTCATACATCGTGGTCGATTTTCCGCGAACCGGCAGCGCAGCGCGCACGCGAGCGGAGGAAGACGCGAGTGGGCGCAGCCGATCATACCTGGTAGGATACACGGCGGACGAGGTCATCAACTGGAGCTTCGACGAAAGAGGCGAACTGGAATGGGTGGTGATCCGAACCTCGTGGCTGAAACAGGACAGCGTCAAGTCATTCGGGTGGAAGCGGGAGACGCGCTGGATCTACTATGACCGTGAACGATTCGAAGTTTACGAACGGCAAGGATCGGGTTCGAAATACATTGAGCTGGTGGACCAGGGGCCTCACGGTTTCGCATCGATCGGCCGCGTGCCCGTGTTCGAATTGCGAATCGGAGACGGGTTGTGGCTGACGAACAAGGTCGCGCTGCTTCAACTCGAGCACTTCAACAAATCCAACGCACTCGCCTGGGCATTGACGATGGGGCTTTTCGCGATGCCGGTCGTTTACTCCGATCGGGAGTGGAATCAGATTACGGGCGAAAGCTACTACATTCAACTCGGGCCCGAAGACAAGTTCGGCTGGACGGAGCCGGAGGGAAAGGTGTACCAGATTGCGTCTGACAATCTGGCCCGCCTGAAAGACGAGATCTACCGGGTCTGTTACCTGATGCAACAGGCTGACGACGGATCCGGCGGCATGCAGTCAGGGTTCAGCAAGCAGCTCGATTTCAGTATTACGGAAGAAATCCTGCGGGCTTACGGATCCATCGTGAAGGACTCTATCCGGCACGTGCTTAGCGCGGTATCCGAAGCGCGGCAGGACGGGCTGGCGGTAGACGTGGCCGGCATGGACGAGTTCGATATTCAGGATTTCGGTACCGACGTACAGGATGCGCAGAGCCTGCTGAATCTAGGCGTTGGATCAGCGACGCTTCGCAGGCAGGTATTCAAACGCGTGGCGCTGAAGTACCTTGCCGACGCACGTCAGGATATCAAAAACCAGATCGTCGCTGAGATCGACGCAGCAACGCAAAATCAGTAGCGCTGCCAGGGCTCTGGGCGGCGGCGCAGATTCGATTGACAACCGGCGGTAGTGGTTGCTGCAAAGAGCAGTGAGCCAGCACGTCACCGAGCAGAACTGAAACACCCCCCGGTGAAAAAGTACAGGAGATTCGAGGACAAATGGAAGAGCCAATCAACGTACAGGCGATCGTACAACAGGCGATCAACGAATACATGCGCCAGGATACGGTACGGCGCGAACCCGCCTACAAGGCTGAGTTGCAGGAAGAGCGGCGTAAACGAGAGCAGCTCGAGAAGCAGATGAACGATCTGATCGAGGAAAATCGCCGCAGCCGCGCCGCCGCCGAGGAAGCGCAGAGGAGCGCAGCAATTCGGGCGGAACTGCAGAAGCTGGGGGTCACCAAGGTGGATCTGGCTTACAAAGCCGTGCAGGACGGAATCGGCAGAACGGACGATGGGCGCCTGATAGCCAGAACCGAGCACGGCGAGCAACCTGCTACCGAGTTCCTTGCCACCTTCGTTCAGGATAATCCGGAGTTCCTGCCTGCGCGTATCGCAGGCGGCACGGGGATGACGGGCACGCAGAAGACCGCACCGACAACAACGGGCGGGACGGTTGATATCGACAGGATCAGCCCGTCGATGAGCAAAGAAGAACTCGAGCGGGTGCGGCAGGAGATTCTGAGAGTCGCGTCGCAAACGCTTCGGGGAGCGTAGTCAGCGGACTCACGCTCCGGAAATCTGGACGGAAGGATCGCCCGGCAGCGGGCAACGGATTCAACCGGCCAGTAAGGGCGTCATAGAAGGACGGCGAACCGGCCAGAATATCCGGCCGGTGTGCCGTCCTTTTTATTTGCCGCCGAAGAAAAAAGGAGAAGTATGCCATCAATTACGTCAGCTAACGTAGCGAGCGCGATTGTGAAACTAGTGGCGGCGGATGCTCTGCCGGCGCTGGTCGGGAACCTCGTAATGGGCAACCTGGTCAATCGCGACTATGAACCGACACTCGCACAGGCGGGCGACACGGTAAACGTGCCGATCGCGCCGCAGCTTGTGGCCAACAACATCGCCGAGGGCGGTACGGTTCAGCCCCAGAATCCGAATCTCGGAAATGCGCAGATCGTGCTCAACACGCATGTGGAAGCGACATTCCAGATTCCGGATGTTACCAAAGTGCTTGCTGTCCCGGACCTGCTGAAGGTCTATATGCAGCCAGCGGTAGTTGCGATCGCGGAGAGGATCGAGGGCGATCTGTTGAATCTGTATGCGGGATTCAGCGCCAATGCGCCGGTGGGAACGGCTGGAACGCCGATCACCGAAGCCGTGATCGATCAGGCTGAAACCACGCTGTTCAGCTCGAAGGTTCCTGTGAGTGAACCCAAGTATCTCGTGGTCGACAGCAATACGTACTCAGCCATGCGTCAGATTCCCCGATTCAGCGAATTCGACAAGGTCGGTGATGCGGGCCTGCGCGCAATGGTGGACGGAACATTCGGGAAGATCAAGGACTTCTTCGTTTTCCGTTCGCAGTACGTCCAGAAGACGGGTAGTTCGCCGATCAACACCCACAATCTCGCGTTCTGCAAGGACGCGATCGGCCTGGTGATTCGCCGTCTGCCCCAGCCTCTGCCAGGAACCGGCGCTATCGCCGAATATGCCGAACTGGGCAACTTCGGAATGCGGGTGACCATGAGCTATCAGCCGAACACGCTGTCCCAGCAGTTCACGGTTGACGTGCTTTATGGTTGCGCCGTCCTGCGCAACAACTTCGCCGTGCAGGTCAATAGCTAGCAATTTAGCGGAAAGCAACGGGCCGCCATCACGGCGGCCCGGAATTGCGATGAGCAACAAAGGAAGATTTGACTGGATTTGCACAGGATGAAAACCTGTGAAACCCAGGAGGGGAATTGGAATGGATTTGCGAGCTTACTACAGAAGAGTCCGGGAAGTTGAGGTGTCGATCACGGAGGATCACGTTGTGGTTGTGAGCCTTGCGACTCCGGAAGGCGGAAAGGCCGGAGTGAGGACCGAGGTCCCGAAGGCGATTGCCGCGAAGCTTATCGCCGAAGGGCGCGCGCGTCTTGGGAGCGAGGAAGAAGCTGACGAGTTTCGCTCGGCAAATCGTCAAGCCAAAGAGAAGTTCGACCAGGAAGAAGCGGCGCGGCGCATGCATGTGGTAGTCATGCCGGCGGAACCTCGCAGGGCGAAAGATCGGGTCTAAGATGGCGCTGTTCGTAGACGGTCCGGCGGATTCCATCGAGCGGCTGGTCGATGAAGACAGCAGTCTTCTGGAAACAGCGCACACGTGCGGTATCAACATCACAGCCAAGGTTCGACTGGCATGGGAAGAGATTCGCTCCGACCTGTATCTCTGGTTGCAGAAGCCACGACCGACGCTGGAGAGCTTATGGGGCGCGGTTCTGAGATTGGATCAGATTGTCGTGAGCGACCCGCTGCGGCAGTGGGAGTGCATGAGCGCCCTTGTGCACGTATACCGGGACGCATACTTCAGCCAGCTGGTCGACCGGTATCAGGCAAAGTGGGATGAATACGCGAGGTTGACGCGTAGTGCAAGAGAGACATTCATTTCCGCGGGGCTCGATCTGGTAACCGACCCGATCTGCCGAGCTTTGCCCCCGGTTCTCGGTCTTACGCCCGGCACACAGGCAGGCGGAACTTTCTACGCCAGTGTTGCCTGGGTGAACAAGGCCGGCGAGGAAGGCGCGGCCTCCACGGCGTCATCCATAACAACGGCGCAAGGGCAGTTGGCGACGATCCAAGCCACGAACGCGCCCGCGAATGCAGTGGGGTTCAATGTGTTCGCCGGGTCTGCGCCGGGTTCTCTTACGCTCCAGAACACAACACCGCTACAGCCTGGCAATGAGTACATCTATATTCCAGGGGCAGTAAGCGGAGGACGAGCGCCAGGTTATGGACAGGCGCCGCAGTTCAAGCGACCTTTGACGAGAACGCTGCCAAGGGGCTGAAGGCATGGCCGGAATCACTTCTACTTTAACCGCCA